TAATTGCAACTCTACATACTTCTGGCGTTGAAGACTTAACTGCTTCAATACCCATAATTTTTAATTTAGGTTCTTCATATCTATAACCTTCTTCATCAAGTACATTTAACATATACCTTTTCTTAGCAGTCCATATACCTTTATCAGCAATTACTTCTCGTTTCATAACCATTTTTTGTCCAATCGCATTGGTATAATCTGCAAGGTCTTTAAAACACTTTTCTATAAATGGTTCTATTCTACTATCTACAACTCTATTAATAAAGTTTATTGTTTGTTCTTTAGTTTTATCCTTACATACTTTATTAACTAGTTCATCTAATCTTAAATAAATTGAATCTGTATCAGAAGCAACAATATAATCTTGGTTTGTTTTTAATATATTATTAATATATTCATTTACTTTCTTCTCAATATACTGAATAATAAATTGACCAGAAGTAGTAATCGCTGTTGCTTGATTAACATTATAATATCTAAAGTATTGATTACCTATGGCACCATAAGCACTATTCAATGATATTTTCTTTGCCCATTGAATATTATGACATCTACTATTTTCTTTTTGATAGATTGGATCTTTTGTTTTTTGATAATTTTTCTTTGCTTCAAATGCTAACTTCTTAAATTCTACTCGGTCATTATACATCTTCTCCATTATCTTCGGTAAGAAACCTTGATTATCTATTTTAAACATTGCACCATTTGGAGTAATAGTACAACCTTTATCTTTTAAATAATTTAATTCTACTTTTTTCTTTATCATATTACTAATACTAATGCCTTCAGGTTTAACACCTATCATTTTTTCAGGACTTATATTGTATTGCATAATCAAATGTGGATATAGTGAGTTAATATCAAATGAAACTATCCATTTATGTTGACCTAGTTGTGGTGTCTTAACATACGCACCTATATATTTCTCATCTTTTGCTTGTTCTATTCTTGGTGGTATCTGAATATTATCTTTTAATAAATGATTATAAATTAATGTATCCCATAATCTAACTTCTGAAAACACATCTTGGTAATTAATCTTTGCTTCATATGCCATTGTTAAAACTAGTTCAATCAACTTTAATTTATCTTCAAGTTCGTCAACTATCTCAACATCTTTAATATTGTAATCTACAAAACTTTGAAAGTCATTGCTGTACCACTCTCTAAAAGTATCATATGGATTGGCGTCTTTACCATTACCACCTAGTTCTACTTTAGCAATGTAATCAAGTTTATAACTTTCTTGTCTAACTGGAATAAACTTTTTATAGATGTCAAGGTAATCTAACATAGCAATACCTTTAATATCGTATGCTGTTTGTGATTTACCTCTTACGGTTATTTGTTCACTATCAATTAATCCCCAAGGAGATAATTTATTAATAACTTTATCACCAACTATCATTTTAATTCTATTACATAGATATGGTAAATCAAAAAACTTTGTATTCCAACCTGTAATAACATCTGGATAATTCTTTGTCCAAAATTTGAAAAACTCCATTAACAATTGTTTTTCATTTTTACATTCTACATAGGTAACATCTGCTCTCTTTGAAAAATATGGTTTGGTTCCCCAGGTGATGATATTTTTATTGGATTGATTTTTAATAGTAAGACATAAGATTTCCTCAATAGGATTTTCTACATCTGGGAAACCGTTTTCAGCAGTCACCTCAATATCTAATGTGAAAATCTTTATTAAGTTCTTATCGTATTGTATCTCACCTGGGTATTCTTTAGCGATATATTGGAAATGGTATCTTTCATTTCCATACAATGGACTATTAGAATTCTGATAATTTCTTTTAAACTCTCTTGCTTTTGGTATGCTGTTAAATAGGATTGGTTTTAGATTTTGACCTTGAAGATTTTTATGTGGACTATCTTCGTGTGTAATTGAAAACAATGTTGGTTTAAAGCTAATCTTTTCTTTAAATTCTTTTCCTTCGTGTATACCTCTAATTAAAAGGTTACCTCTATGTTCAATTACATCTTTATAAAAATTCATTATATATTCTCCATCGCTCTTAATCTCACAATCAAACCATTATGTTTTTTCTCTAACATAATTTGACACGCCAACCTAGAATACATACGGTCATATTCAGGTTGCATTTCTATTAATTCTGTTTCTAAACTATCGTGTTCAGCAATTCCTACTCTACTAATATCTTCTTTAATATTAATATGACAAGTACCACACGCACAACACCCACCACAATCGGCAGGTATCTCATCAATAGAAGGTTCAGCAAATTTCTTTGCTGCCTCCATAATTGTATAACCTGGCGGTACTTTGACTTCTTGTTTTGTGCCGTCTTTTCTTACAAAGTATATTGTCAAAGTATCCTTGTCTTGGATACTATTTGACATTATGTTATTAATCCTGGTCCTGTTAAGATTTTGGATACACTTTGTTTATAACTAGCAAGTAAGTCTTGTTTTGGTTCCACCTTTGTTAATATCTTGTCATCTGCAAAAGTAACCGTATCGGTTTCTGCATATGGGATATAAGTGAACATACCAAATTTCATTGACTTCCCTGCTTCGGGAGCACTTGTTGGATAAATGATATAAGGATTTTTGACGGAAGTTTTTCCGTCCTTTTCTGTAATTGTTCCAATAATATCTTCACCTGTTATTAGTCTTACTATTTTTACTTTGTCCATAATAACTCCATTATATTATATTTACTTCTTTTTGTCAATAGGCGGCAATCTCTTACTTAATACGAAAGTCCTACTAGGATTTACGCTAGCGTGAAACTGCCTAATCATATCTCTATTTAACAATACATCCGAACCTGACCTTGGTCTTTGGTCTAGTCCAAATTCTATATCTTTATAAGTAAACCCATTGAAAGTCATATCTAACAATACGGTTTTTCTTATTTCGCTTGGTTCATCACCAGCGTTTGCTCTAAAAACTTTACTCTCTCCGTGAATTGGTTTGGTATATACCTTACCATCATACTTCCAAGATATATTCTTACCCTTCGCTTGGATATCTTCTGCGTGTAATGAACAAGCTTTAGCTCCATTACCTGTATCTAACTTGGCTCTTACCTTACCAATATCTTCTAATTCTATTGTCTCTAACCAACCTGTTTCTATAATTGATTGTCTATCCCAATTACTTCTATCGGAAATATATTTAACAAAGTTTTTAACTAATTGTTTCCCCGTAATTGCACCTCCAGGTTTTGGTCCTTCAAGGTCTTTATATGCGTAACCTTCATAATCAGCACCAGTACCAGGAGAACCATTGACTTCAAGTACATAGTACTTACCATCAACAATAATATGGTCTACTCCAACTACATATGATTTACTAGCTCTACTAGCTTTTAAAATAATTTCTATTTCATCATCATTTAATTTATAAGGTACTGCCTTAGCACCTCTATGTGTATTAGTTCTAAAATCAAAAGATGATTGTATTCTTTTTGTACTAGCAAATATCTTATTATCTGCTACAAAAGTTCTTATATCAAACTTAACAGGCATAAATTCTTGTATCAATAATTCAGCACCGTGTTTCCATAATGCCTGAATACTAGATACTAGCGACTCATAACTATCACATTTAACAACTCCGATACCTTGCGTACCTGTTAATGTTTTTAATACTACTGGAAACTTACCACCGATTAGTTTTACTGCGTCATCTATATTTTTTTCGTTAGATACGAAAGCAGTTCTAGGTGTTGGTATTGCAAACTTCTCAAATAATAATGCTGTCGTTAATTTATTATTACAAGTTAACATTGAGTTTCTTGTATTAATCATAAACGAACCAGAGTTTTGAAAAGCAGATATGATTGAAAGTCCTGCTTCATCTTCAACTGCACCTGCTCTAGTAATACAAATGGTGTCTCTACCAATAAATGTATGTTCAGTATCCATACCATCATAGTTATAGATGGTTAAAGTATTCTTTTCTTCGTCTTTACCTGTTATGATTGCGTGTCTAGTTTCAATAACTATACACTTGATTTTTAATTCTTCGCAAATATCATTGATTAAACCAACGGTTAATTCCTTTTTCTCCTTACCACCAACTTTTCTTTTTTTGATGTTCGGATGATTTTTGGTAACTACCGCTATCTGTATAGGTTTATCAGAACCTTTTATTGTTTCGGTTATAAAATCTTTGAAATTAGATACTTGCATTTATTGACCTTCATTTTTAGCTTCCTTGGAATCCTCGTCCTTCTTCTCATCAACTTTCTTACCAATGTTATATTTAGCAGAAAGTATCCATTCTTTCTTTTCTTTAAATGGTAATACTTTTATTTGAGATAAAGGTGCTTTGTTTTCCGCCGCCTCTTTTTTTACAATTGAAATTAAACTCCAATCAGCTAGTAGTACTGCGATTGTGTTTCTTCTTTGTATATCGTTTTCGGTCAATGTTGCTTTCTTGCCATCTAAAGCAAATAGTTCTTTGAAGTGAACAATGTAGTATTTGCCTTGTTTGTGTAATATATGACAAGATTGGAATAAGGTTTTGTCTTTCCTAGACGCAACGCCTATTCGTGTTAAAGTCTCTCTTACTTTAAGAAAGTCGTCAGGTTGCTTGATTGTTACCTCTAGCATATCTTCTGGCGACCATTTTAATGTGTCTGTCGTCATTTTCTTTTATATCTCCCACCCTTTTGCAAGGATTTTTTAATAGTTTCAATTTGTTGTTTATTCAATATGCTGAGAGCGGACTTGGCTTTTTCATTACTATATCCATAATACTCTTTTACATACTCTATATCTTTAAGCTTTTCTGCTTTCAACCATTTAGCAAATCGCTTTTTCTTTCTTACTATATTTAGTAAAAAATGATATTGCATATTGTTAGGGAGAAAA